TTCTTTCCCATTCAGCATCCGACTAATTCGCCGCCCCTCAAGAAGCCGTGAAACTTCGGTGTCAGGATGCTGCCACCACCGGCGCTGCATGTGGTGTCACCATTATCCGCTGGGCCAACCTTATCCACGGTGATGTTCGGAACCTGACCATGCCGCAGCCAGCATCTGTGCGCCTTATCATCAGGCAAAGTACAGTTCGAGCAGACGGCATCGATGTTCCAGTCGTGACCATCGGGGCATCTGACGACAAGCGCTAAACCGTCTTTTCCCTTCCAACATTCAGGATTCCACCACGCATTATACATCGCGCCCGGTGGCGCATCGCGGAGAATCATCCTCTCGCCGGTACCGGTGCGCTCATAGACGCGCTCGACGAATAACTGTTTTGGTGCATCATCGGCGAACTTATGGCCGCATACACAATGCGTCGGCCAGCGCGGATCAGATGGAGGCGCGATAGCATCGTCCTTGTCTTCCATCGTTATGACGGTGTTCGGCTCATGCTTTACTGTATCAAGATCAACCTGATTATTATGATAGCAGCCATTCTTTGGGCAATCGCCATTTTCGTAACGCCTGAAATATCGTCTAAGATCGCCGGTTTCGAAGAGATAGAAACATTTGACGCCCATATTATTCCCCCTCAATAACGGTTCTGATCCCCTGCCGGTGCAGGTTGTAAGCATCCAGCAGGCGGACTCTCGGTGCGCTGATGCTCCATGCTTATCAGCTTGCCGTCCTTGAATTTCAGTGTTACGGAGCCGTAGAAGCTGCCCTGCGTGATATCCAAGATCCGTGAGATGGCCCACTGCATTACCTTGTCCATCAGCCCCTCAACAGCAAAATAACCGCGAGATTGAGCAGGAGAACGATAGCGGCGATGGTGTAAAGTAAGCCTCTCACCTCAATGCCTCCAATGCCGCCCTTCTGCTCTGGCCTTCTTTAAGCATCATGTCGCGCTTCATCGCCATAGGGCCGTAGATTTCTTTCCACTGCTGGTGAGACTTTGCAGCAAGCCCCATATAACGCTCGACCGCTTTATCATCACCGCCCTCGATCTGCTGGACGAAAGGTAAGTCACTTTCAAACGTGTACTGCGGATCTCCATCAGCGTCGAGCCATATAGCGAAGAGACGGTTCCAGCAATTATCTCCAGTGTCGGTGATGATCTCATGTGTTGTGCGATAAGGAGGGTGTGTAAACCCAACAATCCATAAGCCGTCATGGTGCATCTTACGCTGCAATTCCACCATCAGCTTGCGGGCAAAGCGCTTCTGTATATCTTGTGGATCATCGTTAATCACGCTCTGTTCATAGTTCAGGAGCGTGATAACACCGTCCTTGGAGTCGGCGTGCGGCACCATCACCCAATAGAATTTCTTGTGAGATATGCCCCAATCGCACTCGAAACAGGCTTCGGCGAAGAGGCGCTTCTTGATGACCGGAGAGTTCCATAGTTCAGAGGGGAGAGATTTCATTGGCGGGCTCCTATTTCAGGAATCCTATCAAGGAACCCATTTTCCGTCAATGAGAGAGAAATGGTGGTGGCAGCGTTCCTTGTCCAGTCTCTGGATAGATGGGTGAAGCGTTTTCGTCTTCTCGTCCCAATGCCAGCCCTGACGCAGCGGTTCAAGAGGGAGGTGACAGACATCGCCGCAGCCGTCATGCGGACAACAGAACTTTATGCCATCATTGGTATGTGACAGATCAAAGATGGCATAATCTCCCGTGGCCTTCACCTCGTCTTTGGACTCTTTGCGGGTGGCGACGGGATTTGTTATCATGCGCCGCCATCACTGACATAGGCGTCACCGGTACCAGACGTTAGCTGGATGCCTGATAAAAACGTCGTGCCTGCCGGAACGGTATAAGAGGCGAGGGTTTTTGACGGCACGACCTTACCCAACTGCGCCACTGAACTCGTCGGGAATACAGCCGTTGGTGCCACGGTACCGCTTCCGGCAATGAAATAAGCCGGTAAGGTGCTGTCGTTGTAGATCTCAAGCGCGGTGCCAGCGGGCAGCGGCCCGTCAAAGGCCACATTCGCCGATGAGTTTGAAACATTGATGACTTGGCACTTGGTATTAATGTTCTGCATTTCGATCTCCTTGTTGTTAGTTATAAACCTTACCTTGGAACGGCACCGGCTGCGCCGAGTTCTTTATCATGATCGCGGTTTCAGCCTGCGTCTGTGCGGTCTTGACCTGTAGATTGTCGGTTTGCGCCTTGAGTTTGGTCTCGACAAGCTGCGGATCTGGTTTGCCGTCACCCTGCGCCGCATTGGCCTGTGCTTCCTTGGCAGCCTGCAAAGCCTTAATCCATGCCTGCTTCTGCGGCAGCGACGACTGATTGAGAATAAGTTCAGGGTTCGACTGTGCCAGCGCCTGACCTATCGGCCCTAGCTTCTCGATAATCATCATCGTTTCCTCGAACTGCGCCTGCTTGAACGTCGCACTGATCGGTTTGCTGTCAACGGTGACGCTGTATTTGCCTACGGTGATATCGTTGAGGCGGTTGACGGCATTGGTGCCGACCTGCTGCTTTTCATTAATGGCAAGTGTCGTCAGGCTGCTGTCGTCGCCCATGATCCTGTAGATCCGATGTTCGGTATAGAAATTCTGGTACAGTGACAGACAGTTCCGACCTTGCAGCTTCTTACTACGATCAAAGTTATCGGAATACATCTGGATAGAAATAACGGTCTGTCTCTGTCTCGCCTCAATGGCGCGGCCAGACTGTACCGTATCAAGCTGGCCCAGAGCCGACTGGTTAATACCACTGATCTCATGGAGATCGTCCGCTGCTTTCTCTTCCAGTTTGTCCATCCCGACCGGATAGCTGCCCGGTTCGATGCGTTCAGGCTTCGTCGATTCCGGCGTCTTCCGCTTCCACTTCACATTGATACCCGGCGATGATCCGTAGTCGCGCAAGTTCTGCTCCTGATCGGCGTCCATGCTGGACTCTTCGTAGATCCAGCCACTGTTAGCGTTCCGGTTCAGGATATCCGTCAGGACAGACCGCTTCTTGTTCTTCTCCCGCTGCGGATCGATAAGATCCTCGATGATACCGCGTGTGGTGCCGCGCCGGAAGTACGGGAAATATCCGATGGTGGTGTAATCTTTGTATATCGACCAGTTATCATAGATCAGGATATCGCCACAGGTCACGGTGCGCCGGACCTTCTTCACTGGACGATTGATGATAGCCAGTTTGTTATTGATCTGTTCGGCGTACTGCATGACCTTATCGATGATGTCCTTACGCCCCACCCATTCCTGCGGGATCTCGACCTTATCGCCGGTCTCAAGATCCACGAAACATGGTGCTATAACGGTCATCTTGTACTGGCTATCCAGTAACCTGATCTGTTTGGCCTGCTGATCGATGAAGTCGTTGTAAAACACATCAGACCAAGCGCCATAGTTCTTATCATCGGCGTAGCCGCCGAAAAACGTCTTCGGTGAGACATGGAGATCGGCGAGATAAGATAGCACGGCTGATTGATACGTCGGCGACATGATGTTTTGTACGGACATCGCGGCGTCTGATCCGTACTTCTCGTTTACATTATCCAGATTGGTCCAGACAGATTTCTGAATATAGGCAGCGCCTTGGTCATCATCGCTCAAGTCGTAGTGCTTACAATCAGGATCGATAAAGACCTCAAAGGGATCTTCGGATTTGATCTTTTGCTCACCGAGTTCATTGTTCTCGAAAGAAAGCGTGATATCCCAGAAGCCGCGACCGGTGGATAGTCCATCGGCGAACACATCGGTATCGGTGTAATTCAGATCGCAGCGGTTAGCCTCGGACTTGAATATATTATTAAGCACATCGGCGACATCTTCGCTGCTCTGGCTGTCCGATGTCGGCAAAAACTCCACATCGGTACGGTTCGAGGACTGGTATCCCATGATGAGCCGGTACAGTGGCGCGATCCCGTTCAGGGTAAGCGCGGTCCGGCGCATAGCCCGCAGCGCAGCCTTTTCGGCTTCAGACCACTGCTCACCCTCAAGCATCTCGACGCAGCGTTTAGCCAAGGTGGCCCATTTGTTGTGAGGTTCGACGGCCCTGAGATATCGGTGCGCCAGCCTCCTGACGATCTCATCGTTCTGGGGTGGAAGGATCAAGCCCTGCGGCCCGTAACCCTGTGGCTTGATTATGCCATTACCCATCCTCATAATCTCCTTAAACGATAAAAAAAGCCGCACGGCCTTGTTACGGGCTATGCGGCTCAATTGATTTGATACCGGTCTCTTGGTGGATAATCGTAACATGCCAGTTAGGTTAGGGCAAACCTTATGCCGTTACCCATGATTCAGATACGCCTTGGCCTTGTCCTAATCTACGCAGACCTTCCTCGACTCTCGTTCCCCGCATCGGCGCAGGTGTTGCCGAAGGCTGCTGGATCAGGCCCATCTGTTCGAGGTCCACGATCCGGGCCAGCCCGTCGATCATGTCGTCATGCTTCAAAACAGGGAAGGCGACATATTCTTGCTCGATAAAGTCCTTCACCAGATCTCGCATCTGGCCGGTGTGATCCTTTTGTAAACAGGACGTTGGCAGGATGATCCGGCTGTGCGGCAGCCCATCGCCGCCATCCTGTACTGACTTGTAGCCGTTCTCAAACATCGGCAGCAGCCGGAGAATCCGCAGGTTCTTAGACATGCCGCCGCCCAGCGGCGTTATATCGAACTCGTAAAGCTGCTGCTTCTGGACGAACTTGATATGCTCAATATCTGCTTGCATACCATATTCTTCATAGGCCACACAGCCGGGCTTCCAGTGACGATGCAGTGCCATCAGGGTGTCGGTCTTCTGCGTCAGGCTCATCCTGTCGCGCCTGATATCGAGGACGCGGTAGAGTCCATCGGCCCCGACGCCGATAACCCACATCGAGGTATAATCGTTTTTCTTGCCGATCTTGCCGGTGCGCTGCTTACCGCCTGACGGATCGACAAGGATGAAGCGCCAGAGAGACTGTATAGCAGACCCATAATCCGTATCGGCTTTAACGAGCCAAGGAAGCTGGAAGCCCATAGCCTTATCCGCAGTTGGATTAAGAAGCTGCTGGGAGTTGAAGATGTAAAGCCCTTGAGCTGTCCGCTTCTTGTCCAGCGTCTCCTGCGATAACAGTACGGGCCTGCCATATTCGGTGCCATCTTCCGTGGCGGGATGGATGCGCGGGATAGCGATCTCTTCCTCGATCATTTCCGCATAGGTATCGAAGAGGTGATATCTGGTGCCGACGTACCGTTTCCGTCCTCCCTCGGTGCCAAGATTGTCCGACATCCTGAACGCAGCCGTGGTCTTGGAGATCAGTTCAGGCGTATTAACACCCTCCATCGTCACGATATCGTCGTAATCCATCAGCTTGTAGTGTCGACCGGTTGGCATCCCTTCGATCAGTCCACACGCCTCGACCGTGGCTTCCTTGGGATTGGCTGTGCGCTTGACATTGATCCCATCCATCGACCAGCGATCAGATTGTTTCTTCGGTTCGGTATAAAATATCTCCGGCCAGAGCAGCGGCAGATCAGTATTATTCTCACACTCGGTCTTGATCTGCCGCAGGAAGTCGCCTGCAATGGCTTTGGTGAACGAAAATATACCGATGGTGATTTCAGGATCGTTGATGATCTCGAAAAGATTACCGGCCAGCGTAATGATCGTAGACTTGTAATGCTCTCGGGCCCATAGATCCAGCCGGTCATCTGGATCGCGCTGGAACTCGCGGCAGCGGTCAAAAAGCCATTTACGGCACACATCCTTGCGGTGGAGAACATCTATCAGCAGAAAGAACAGATCGTTTGCGGCTATATAGCGGCGCGTCTCCCGCTCGCCCTCGGCTCCCTTGGCCTTGAAACCTTTGGCAAGGTTGGCCTTGTACCAGTGCAAGGTCGTGGCGAAGTCGTACTCAAACCATGTCGGCAGTGGTCTCATGGACCGATAAGACCTTGTGAGGGTGCAGCGGTGGGATCTTCTGAACTGTCATCGACCATTTCGTTAGGTGCGCTGTCCGGCGACGGGCCGGTGGACTCGTCGATGTCTGGGTATGAGGGCTTCTTGTACTTGAGCGCCGTTGCCGCACGGCTGACAGCGGATCTCGCCGCATTACCCTTCCTTGGGCGTGTGATATATGGATTTGGTTGCTTCATTCTAGCAGCCCCTTCGATGCGCCGTGATGCCAGTGCTTGGCGTTCTCGGCAAAGGTAGCCTCCTTCCGCAGCGCCGGAGACGACGAATGTTTCGCCGCCTCGATCTTGGCTTCTGGGATCTTCGAGCCGGGTGCAACACCAAGCGCCTTATGCAGCTTGCCTTTGTGGGAAGGTTTTATTTCGATAGCCATTTTAGCCTCCTGTTACGGGTTTATCGTCGATAACTTCCATCCACGCCGGACAGTGCGTGGCACCAGCCGGATCAGCAGGATCGCCCTTCTTGTCCAGCGCCTGAATTTCCAGTCGGTTCTTGCCGTACACAGAGGGGGCCATATTTGTGAGATGATACTGGCGTCCATCCATACGGAGGCGCGAACGGGCCACATTCTCATGGTCGAAGGAGATATAAACCTCCCCCTTCTTGTTCTTCCGCTCCATGTAATCATTCGTGCTGTCATCGACGATCTCTATGATCTCGTCGTTTATTTCTGACAAACCAATCTCTCTCGCGATACGATAGTGGTAGAGAAAACCGTGTTCTAGCAG